ACGGTGCTGCTGGTGGTGACTTTATTCAAGTCCTTGGTGACGCACAGAACGGCGCTGCTGCTGGTCTCAAAGTATCAGGTGTTGATGCTTGGGTTCCATCTGCAACTCCGGGTACTGGTGCTATCCCTGCTAACCTGTTTGGCGTTAATCGTACAAGTGATCCAACTCGTTTGGGTGGTGTGCGTTTTAATGGTGCTGCAATGCCGTTGGAGGAAGCTCTTATCGGTGGTGCGTCTTTAATCGGGCGTGAAGGTGGTAGACCAGATCATTGCTTCATGAGCTTTTCCAACTTTTCGGATTTGGTTAAGTCTCTTGGATCTAAGGTTATCTATGTAGATGTTGAAGGCCCAGCCGGAGTTGGTTTCCGCGCTCTGGAGCTTCATGCACCTTATGGAACAATGAAAGTTATTCCTGACCTTAACTGTCCTAATGACGCTGCGTACTTATTGCAGTTAGATACTTGGAGCCTCAATAGTATTGGTGGCGCACCTAAGATCTTAATGCAAGACGGCAACCGTATGTTGCGTATGGCTGCTGCTGACGCTGTTGAAGTCAGAATTGGTTATTATGCAAATGTTGCTTGTAACGCTCCCGGCTGGAATTGCCGCGTAGCTTTATAGTTTAATTATTAGGGGGAGGGGAAACCCTCTCCCTTCCGCGTAAGGAGAAGATAATGGCGAATAGAACTTTTGATAATATTCAAGCCTTAAATAAAGAAGTTAAAGTAATCTCTGGACAAGTGCAGTGTACGACTGCTGAAACGGCACCTGCTGCCGGTGATGCAGAATGGGCAACTCTTCAGGGGATTGGTTTTAGCGCAGACAGTGATGGAACAAGTGGTCAATTAGAGATCACCCTTCAGGACAGCTATATTGGCGCTCTTTCCATTACCACTAATAGTCTTCAAGCAGATATCGATCATCATCAATCGGTACGCTCTGAAGATGTTGCTGGAACTAAGATAATTGTTTTGCAAAACGTAGACGCAGCGGGTGCGCTCACTCTGTTTGCTAAAGATGATATAGTTTATTTTACATTTGTTCTTCGGAACTCCACAGTTCAGTAGAGCTTAAGGGGGGCGAAAGCCCCCCTGTAAAAGGAGGGAAGAATGGCTAATACCACTACGCTATTGCAAATGAGAAATCGTGTTCGTCAACGAGCGGATATGGAAAACACCCTCTTTGTTTCTGATTCTGAAATTGACACCTACCTCAATGATTCTTTATCCGAATTGAATGATTTATTCATTACGCAGTATGAGGAGTATGTAGTACAGGAGCAGCCTAACCAGCAGTTGGCTGGCGGTCAAACCGAATATGACATTGTTACAGATTTTGGAATAACTGACTTCATGAAAATCCTTGGCATCGACTTAAATGTCGGTAGCCGTCAGATTGCTCTGAAGCGTTTTATGTTTAGTGAGCGTAACTTCTGGACGATGCCCAATGCACCGTGGGATGTTAGTGTCACGCCATACCGATATTCTGTTCGCGGGAACAAGGTATTCTTTTTCCCTGCTACAGGAATCGGTGGAACTGTCAGTATATGGTACATACCGCAGTACACTCCAATGACAGCCAATGCAGATCAAATAAATACCTTTCTCCCTTACCTCAATAATGGCTGGGAAGAGTATGCGGTCATTACGGCTGCAATAAAATGCTTGCAAAAAGAAGAGAGCGACACAATGCCTCTCATGAACGAGAAGGCTATCCAGTTAAAGAGAATCAATGATGTAGCTAAGAATAGAGATGTCGGCAACCCCGACAGGATATCTTATGTTAACACAGCTCAATCTGAGTGGTGGTGGTAATGACTTTATTCCAGCGACAGCAGAGTGAAGATCTTAATTTACAAAAGGCACAGGAGAATCTTGAAAATGCATCGCGCATTCCATTTTCTTCATCCATTGTTCGCGGGGCGCTTGTTAAGGATGTGAACATCATTACAAACGGTACCGTGATTGTGCCGACCACACTGGGTAGACCTTGGCAGGGATTTATTATTGTAAACCAAGTTCAAGATATTGGTAACGTAGATTATGTTGTGAACAACACAACAAAAAAAGTAAACAATAAAAATGTTATCGCTTTAAAGGGAGTTGGCTCTCTCATTGGTAGGGCCAAGTTTTCCTTTTGGTTTTTTTAGGAGATCCAAATGGGTTCGATGAATTTAGTATTACCTGTCGTTGGCGTTACGCCGGGAACAGCGTGGGCCACCCTTCTTAATACGGCTCTATCGCCCAACATAGAAGAACACGATCATAGCAGCGGAAAGGGTCTTTATATAAAGACTACTGGTGCGGGATCTGTAGGTCTTAATGTTAATGGTGATATGAATTTTCAGGATATCGATCCTACCAGTCCCGGATTCAACTCCTACAATCGCCCGATCAATCTTATGTCTACGCAGTTTATTGCAGGGACAACAGCGGGGACTTTCCCCGTGGCCGACAACCTAAACCTTATGACCAATGACATAGACCTTTGGTTCAGGGATGGGACGGGCGCTCTTATCCAGCTTACTTCGGGGGGATCTCCTTTAGGGGAAGGTCGAAGATATGCGTTTCAGGTAGGATATGATTCTTTAACTGCTAGCAGTGGGTGGGCCAGCTACAACGTTGGGTTTAAAAACTATAATTTTGCCTCCGATACCGCCACTTCAAGCGATACGGTTTTACTGGTTAATGGAGTATGTCAGTCATCCGATGTTGCGTGGAGCTGGGCCAGCGAGGTTCTTGGAGTAGGGGTGGCGGGTGAGACTCTGGTCGGAAGTGTCCGGATTGGATATATGCCAGAATTGGCTGCCCCGGACCCTGCGAGTTATAGCTATCCGGACCTATGGGTGGCAGAAATCGTTCCACAAGGTGACTCCGGTATCCAGAACGGATTTCGCATTCAGGGGGACTTGATGGCTGCTCCCGGTGTAAATTATGGGCCGGGACACTTAGACCTCACCGCCCACGGGATCAATCCCGCAGTTGGTTCTTACTGGAGAGGCACAAGCGGCACCACCACCCCTCAAATACAAACGGGTGATGGGGTTATTGCTTATCGCGGAAACCCGGCTAGCCTTTCGCCCACTACAGACTTATTCATTTCGGGAAGCTACAATGTCCGTGGATTCTGGTTTTATGACGGAATTAAATTACCCGGTCTAGGGGGAATTGAGCTTCATGTGAATGGTGGATATAATCTGGCACCTTCGCAGGTAGACATTATACCAAAACCATCAACGCCTTGTGTATTAAACCTACACGATAGAGACTCGAATAAGGTAGTCTCTTTTAATGGCGCGGATGCTAGTTTGTGGAGGTACTCCGGAACCAACGGTGAGTTCCAGATAAAACAAGCTGGTACAGGGGATATGACCCTCCGCACCGGGGCATCAGCCGATGTAGGTGTCGGCATTGATGATGCCCAAACGGTCACTCTCGGAAATGCCACAACCACTCCTGTCAATGCAATAGGAAATCTTAGGGTTGGGTATGAGGATGCGACAGGCGCTGATGCACTTGTGCAAATCGGCTATGGACGAGATGTACCTGCGATCCCCTTGGATGGAAACTCCACATTGGAGTTTTACACCAATGGCTCGTCTGGCGCAAAACAGGCCTCTATTGAAAGGGAGGCAGGAGCAAATGCCAATCTCGTTATAGACAATTTTGGGACAGGAAAGCTTCAACTGACAAACGCAGGGACAGGCTCGTTTGAGGTTCGCGTCAATGGGGGCATAGGCTTAGCAGTCAATAACGCCCAAGCAACATCCTGTTATGGTGACCTGAGGGCCGGGGCATCTGATTCGACGGGCGGTAATGCATTGATGCAAATCGGTTATGACCGAACTGTCGCAGATGGAAACTCCATATTGGAGTTCTACACCAACGCCTCGTCTATTTTCAAACAGGCCTCTATGGAAAGGGCTTCTGGGGGGAATGGGACACTTTCGATTATTCAACAAGGGATTGGTGATGTCCTTATGTCCACCCCCGCAACTCCGGCGGCCCCCAGTCCCACCACCCAGCGCAGCGGCGTAACCTTCGACGGAGACAGCATGAATGGCCCAAAAGTGGCCGGAGAGGCGCTTGTTTCCATACATAATACTATTATAGCCACCGGAACATTTGTTCTTGATGTGACAAATCTTCGACTTGCCCCCAGCGCAGCTAGTTTTGGTTTTGACAGCGCCGGAACTTGGCCGGGGTCAGATCCATCATGCAATGTCACAGAACACTCAATAGGGGACTGGGAGATAGAGATGGAGTATACTCTGGGCGCACACCCACAGGTTCAGGTGACACCATATCTAGATCCTAATGATGCCACCGGGGCATCGGTTATGAACGATATGGTCACCTGTACTGGGGCGCTACAGGATGGAGCCGCTCTTACATATCCTCCCGCATACGCACAAAAAAAATCAATTTGGGTTCAGATGAGACTCTATGATGGAATCTCATTAAATAAACACGCAATGCCATTATGTGTAACTGTTATAGGTGTACGCACATAATAAAGGAGAATATTATGGCTAGAGAATTATCATTAAATCATTTAAAAATTCACAAGAATTCTGACGGGAGTCTTCATGCACATATGGCTTATTTCGTAGCCGATGGAGATCTTCGTAAGAAGGGGGAACTTCTGATAGAGGGCTTAGACGGCTCTAAGACATTAGACCAGATTATCCTAGAGCTGGAGACAGATAGAAAAACAGCCGAAGATGTAACGGGAAAATAAGATCAAATGCCATTGGATAAGCAGAACATATCCTATGACTTTGGAAAAGGTCTTAGTGAAGCTGCTGACTCCCGGCAGATATGAGGGCAATGAAATGTGGCCAACTTATGGCGCACCAGACTAGGAAGAGGAATGGTATTACAGAAGCAAAATATATCCTTTGATTTTGGAAAAGGACTCAACGAGGTTGTGGATTCAGATCTTGTTGCTGGCGGTACTTTGTTAACCGTCAAGGATGGGGTCTACAACAAGGGTGGAAGAGTCGATAAGCGGGATGGGTACAATGCATTATCTAATGTTGTTCTCGACCCTACCGCAATTCCCAGTACAGGCATTTTGAACGGAATAACGGGAGTCCACAACAACAATGGAAAGCTCATAGCTTCTGAGTCCACTCGCGTTCTTGCATATAATGAAGGCGAAGAAGTATGGACTGCCAATCAGGGATTTTATCGCTCCTGCAAGCTATCAAAAGAGGATGTTGTTGGAATAGATGGAAACATTATTCGAGCTAGTGCGGCAGAGCTTGGAGACATTAGAGTTATCGCGTTTGGAACCGAAGGTCATGTGAGCGGGTACAAGGTGATGGATAAGGTTTCCAAGACAACCCTTTTTGTTACCTATGATATTAACCAGCAGCTTTGGGATGGTCGCTATACAGATCGGGTCAGGGGTGGGGAAGTTAATGCCTCTCAGTATACTGAGCCCACGATAGTCCGGGCCGGAGACAGCCTATTTCTATTTGTGGTTAAAGACCGATACAACTTCAGAGTTGATGGTGCGGGGTTGGTGCCAGAGCCATCACAGCCGGTAGGTGATGGCACATATGGTGGTTTGGCGGGTCAGGTAATGGGGTGCAGTGAAGCTCCCAAGCTAATTATGTTTGGCATAAATCTGGACACATATCAGTTAACAACAAGTCCCTTTACTCCAGCCACGGAGAAGCACCTTAACTATTTTAATCTGGAGCCCTATAATAACTGGAACCTTATTCTTGGTACTCCCGCCGGTACAAATCCATCCGTACCCATTGCGGCCATACCTTATCCTTTACCCGCTCAATCAGTTAACCAGATAACCGATCAAAGATATTGCTCTTATGATGTATGCGTCATGCAGACACAGAACACCGGAGAGAGGAATCCTAACCTTACCTATATGGTTCTTCTTCTTAGCTCCTATGAGACAGTAAAGCTTTACACTATTAACTCTAGCGGAGGCCAAACAATAGACACGGCAGAAGTGGCCCTAAACTCTCCATCGGGTGGCCCCGGTACGACCAATAATGGATTCACCCACCTCAATAGTGCATCGATGTATCCGTGCAACTCAGTGGCCCTAGGACAGACAGGCAACAATTCGGTAAGGACTTGGATCTGGCGCTACAATAATGACCAAGGAACTGCTACATTCGGAATAAATGAATGCTGGATGAGGGCTTATGATATCGACCCCAACACTGCAGCCATAACAGTCAAGGCAGGAAACACTGCGCCACCTATAGTGGCAGCGGCGGCTGGGGCCAACGACATTGGACTCAATGTACCTATCTATAATGGTGTGAGTCAGCCGTGGAGCAGCTATGATCCTATGACCAACAGGAACATAATTAGCGCCGAAGACGGAAGCGGTCTCTTCACCACCACTAGTGAGTTGAGCGAAGCGGCCACTGGAATTGCTCCGGGTGGTCTGGGATGGTTTACAACTCCCCTCTATATTCCGCTCAATTCATCAGCCATTTCTGAGCCATTTCTATATCTCGCAGACCCTCAAGCATTAACAGATCCTACTCGATACGAGATGGCTATTGCGCTAACGCCAAAGCCTACAGATCTAAAAACCAACTTCATTATTGCCGAAGGGAATTTAGGTCAAAATGTAATTGCAAAGTACTCTCAAGGGACAGCGGAGAGAGAGGCGTGGGGTTTAAAGTATGACCTAACGGCTGTAGGTACTTTTGTACAGCCTAATGGATGTCTTCCCTATAACGCTAATTGGGACATAATCTTTACTGCGCCGCTGGCGCCACCTCTACCTATGCGCCAAGTTCTGGCCAATATAGGTCAATTCACCGCTCCTCGACTTGTCCCTATAAAAACAGATTCCCTTTCTTCTGGGGTATTCGATTTGTTTACCCTTCCAAGCATCGAGGCCATTCAGGCAGAAGTGGAGGCGGGAGAGATCTCTGGTGACGGAAGAGTGAGAGATATTAAGTTTGATTTATCCTCGCGAGTCTCTCCAGACTTTATTGATTATGCGAATGACCTCTACCTTAATGGTGGGTATATGGCGATATTCGATAACAATATAACTGCCGAAAATAACTTCCACCTAAAGCCCGACTTTGACATCACCACAGGAACAGTGGTGGATAGTGGTGACTGGGCATACTGCTGCACCTATGAGTGGTTGGATGATAATGGGAACCTTCATCGATCACAGCCATCTTCGCTCAAGTACACCTCGACCAATCCATTTGTTGGAGGTGGTTTTCCACTCCCAGCAGCCTCCGTTATTCTCGACATCACGCAGCCTATCTTTACTTCTAAGATAATTGACGAAGTATCTGTCTGTGTTTACCGCACCGTACAGAATGGCGCAGTTTTCTATAGAGTATCCAAGCTTACCCCCAATGTAATGCCGGATTCTCCGGGGCCACCGAACACACAAAGCCGAGGCAATGACTCAATCAAGTGCTGGTTTCGCGGTCTAGGCGTTACCTTTGAAGACAGGCTAGACGATACGGCGATTATTGGTAACGAAGTTCTTTATACCACTGGTGGTGTGTTGCCGAATGTAGCGCCACCTTCCTTTAATGTGATGACGGAATTTGGAGGGAGGGTTTTCGGTTCTGGATTAGATAACCCAAATAGAGTTTACTATTCCAAAATAAAAGACCCCAATACTAGCGTCGAGTTTTCGGACGCTCTTTACCTTACTATTCCTCCAGAGGGAGGCAGCATTACGGGGCTGTCTGTTCTCGACTCCAATCTCATTGTGTTTAAGGAAAATAAGGTTTATCGGGTTTACGGCGAAGGGCCAAATGACACTGGGGCGGGTGGAGCCTTCAGTGAGCCACTTCTAATTTCCAGTAGTCACGGAGCCAAAACAAAGAAGGCTATTATCAATACTGTTGAGGGTGTTGTTTTTCGAGGGACTGATGGTGGAATTTACAACTTAGATCGCTCTCTAAACTTTACCTATATTGGCGGCCCTGTCGAGGACAGTAACGATCTTGACATTGTTCACGCAACTAATGTTGGAGCCCAGAGCGAAATTCGATTTGTTCTAGAAGACGGCGAAGCTCTTGTTTACAATTATTGGTTTAAGGTCTGGACGAGGTTCACTAATCACACCTCTGTAGACTCCACTGTCTACAATGATAAATTTGTGATGGCCCGTGCTGACTCTTCAAAGGGTATATGGATTCAGAGTCCGGGCTCATACTTAGATCTTACTGAGCCCATCTTATTGGACGTAGAGACCTCGTGGATTAAGCTGGCTGGAATCAAAGGATTTCAAAGATGTAATTGGTTTAGCATTCTTGGAGAACAGACGGATGCGCACGATATAGATGTAACAATTTACCGAGATTACAATACCGATCCCATCGAGTCGTTTACCGTGGATGGTGCCGACATCTTTGATTTAAAGCTTTATGGAGATCCCAGTTGTGGAACATACGGAGACCCTTCTTGCGGAACCTATGGGTGGCCCGGTGATGACGTTTACCAGTGGAGACATAAACCAGAGATTCAAAAGACCGAGAGTATCAAATTGAAATTTAAGGACAGTGCTGCACTTTCGGGGGTATACGATCCCTTGGTGGCTACAAATTTCAGTTTAAAGAACCTTACGTTGTATATTGGAGTTAAGACAGGTCAGTTTAAACTTCCTGAGCGGAAGACAGTATAGGAGATTATTATGGCATTAAGACAAGCACCACACGGCCCAGATCATGTAAACAGGCACCCAAAAGCAAAGGGTTCTTCTGCTGCACCTGCGCAGGGTTATGGGGGTGCTTATGATAGAGAAGGCGCTGGGCCGGGGGGCAAGAGCTTCTTAGGCTTTGGAAGCCCATATACACCTGACTTCGCCTCTGATATGTCACCATCCACACAGGCTCAGGCCGCAGAAGGTTATTACTCAGATCTTCTTTCAGGTAAAGACCGCGTAGGAGAATCTGCAATGCGCAGGGGTATAGAGACAGGCCGTATGCATAGTGCTGGAATGCTTGGATCTGTACGTGGGCTTACTCCCGGCCAAGCTGCCGCAGGTGCTCAACAACAACTCTTACAGGAGAGCAGTGCTGCTCAGGGAAAATATCAGGATGTTCTAGAGAGAGCTAGAGGTGGCGCCGCGGCGGGCATGAGCCAAATTGGTTTAACCAGAGAAGGTCGTGAACTTGAGGCGGCATTACAGCGCGAGAAAATTAGACAGGAATACCAAGCCTCAATGGATCAACTTAAGGGCGGTGTTATCAAAAGTGTTGGCGAGACTGTGGTCGGTGGCGCTAAGTCCGGTATGCTGGGCTAAGGTTTATTCTGGATAATAGGAGAGTAAAATGGCAGATGGAAATGCAAGCTATAATCCCGACGAGCTTTTTACGCCGGACGTAGAAGTTTCAGAGACCGTAAGCGTTGAGGAGCCTGTCGCTCAGGAGATAGCTCCCGCCAATATAGATGAGGCTTTCGAGACCGCCCAGAGGAAATTTGGGCATCTACCGCCTAGGGAAAAGGCTTACGAGTCTTCTAAGTTTATGGAGCCTTTTATAGGCTATGTCTCTGATGAAGATTGGGCGGCAGCGCAATCTGCCAGAAGTGCGGCGGGTGTAGCGGGGCCGTATGACTCACCCATAGCTGGCGAAGAGCTTTCTTCCTATGCGGGTTTGGATGCCATCAAAGAGAGGATAGCACTCCTGCGCCAGAACGAGGCAAAGATGTCTCAGGACATAGCAGCGACATTGTCTCCTAGGGAGAGGGATGCGTATAAGCGTGCGTCACCAGAGGTACAGGAACAAATGGTGGAGCGGAAGAGGCGCCTGATCCACTCAGAGCAGAATATGACAGACCCCAGCGTTGCTCTGGATACGGAGCTTGGGATTGACGCCTACGAAGAGCAGAGGCTGGCCGAACTAAATAAGATATCCAGTGCCACGGGAGGGTTTACCAAAGCAGGAAGGGCTCATGCCAGACGGGCGCTCAGGGGATATGAGGAGAGAACAAAAGGACTTCTACTGTCTCCCCAGCAACAGGCTGATCTGGCTGCAGACAAGGCAGAGGCCGAAGGCGCCCTTGAGGGATTTCGAGATAGATTTAAGAGAACCGACAGGGTAGACCCGGAAACCGGATTCTTGGCTGGCGAGTTTAGTGATACCGAATGGCAACGACAGCGTGCGACTGATGCTTACGAAGAAGCCAGAAAGGCGGCGGTTGATAATTTTAATGTTGATCTCTCAGGAAGTATGGACGGGAAGCACCAGATGCTAGCGGCCCTAGGTGTTATTATGGGTGGCATTGGGGTTGGCTATGCGGGTGGAACGAATACGGCTTCTGAGGCTTTAAATCGACACATAGAACGCGACATAAAGCGCCAATACAAGAAACAAGAAAAAGTAATTGAGAATCTAGATTTAAGCTTTGATCAACAGCAACTCATGCTCAACACTGTTAAGGAAAATAATCTTAGAGCTTACCAAGAAGAGCTTCAGAGATTGGCCAGCATTACTGCCGACCAAAAGGTACAGGCCGATCTCGCCGGAGTAGCCGCAGATCTCGGAATGAAAGTAGCCAGTACTGGTGTTTATAAAAACGATCCCGGAACAGATATCGATAGATGGAAACTCAAGTGGGGCGAAACACAAGGCAAAGGAAAGGCTGCCGGTGCAGAGGACTGGATAAAGATCGCGATGGATCAAAAGACGGTTATTGGGTTGATCAACACGACCGAAGAGGCCTTTAACCATATGGTCGATGACTCCAATATCTGGCAGAGAGTAATGGGTCGCTTTGCCAACGAGCCCGGAACAATGAGAAATGCAATTAAAGCCACTGGTCTGCTTACTGATTCAGTTAGTAATTACCAGATAAAGAAACAGGCATCTCTGGCTAACATTGTAAAAATCCTTCAAGGCTCCAGACCTTCTGACTTTGACTGGAAGAAACTGGAAATTTTATTCCCTGTTACCACTGACCAGCCTCGATTGGCTAAGACAGACTTTGCTGCTATCCGCGATATCTCTAGGGTAACGCTGGAAGCCGCCAGAAAAGCTACGGAGATGGTGGGAACAAATGCTTCACCAGCTAGAATGAGGGCAGCTTTTAACTCCACCAAGGAGGGGATGGCGTTGGCTAAACTTGGCAAGCAGATGAAGGATGCTGGCTTGGAAGAGTTAGCAGAGGTGTCTAATATGTCGGCACCGGGTGAGGCGAGACTGAATGCACTGGCGAACATCAGGAGCAGGACAGAGGAAATGGGCAATATGGTTGGCAGCTCAGGGATTCTTGATCTAGCGGGTGCGCTTGGTGCGCTTGGTGCTACAGAACAGCTTGAGGATTAATAATGCCTTTGACATTAATGAATGCACAAACCGGCGCTCTGGATATCATCGAAGATCATCTTGTCGCGGAAGCACTCACTAGCGGTCGGTATAAGCCATTCGGATCAGAAAGCACAGGCATCAGATTACCTGATGGACGTCGATTCGATATCCCCCTAGAGAACCTAGGTAAGGCATTAGCTCTTCAGGGCGTCGAGTACGAGTCTGCGGATATGAAGGAGAACCGAGATTTCGCTGAAAGCGGTCTTGGCACTGCTGCCTCGCTGGCTGCGGGTATGGCGCGATCTTTATCCTTTGGTGCCTCCGATGCTTTAATCGCCGGTATGGGCGGGAAAGAAACCCTCCGAACAATCAAAGAAGAGAATCCTTGGTCATCAATGATTGGAGAGGCTGTTGGTATCGCTGGCCCTCTGGTTCTCGGTGGGCCTCTTGGTGCCATTGGCGCCGGGGGAAAAGTCATCAGAGGGATGGGTCAGGCTGGAAAGCTAGCTACTAAACTGACGCCTACTATGGAAGTCGCTCGTGGTGTTGGTGCGCTGCCTAGGGCTGCGGCTGCAACGGGCGCCAAAGCCGGTCGGGCAATGCAGAAGTTCATGTGGCCTGTTGTTAAGGACAGCAACATCAAAAGGATGGTTTCAAACCGGGTGGCACAAGCAACCGCCGGAGTGGTTGAAAGCTCCTTTTACGGTGCTGGAATTGTTTTGAGTGATGTGGCCTTATCGCGTGAGCCGATAACGGCAGAGAAGATTGCCGGTACGATGGGTGCCACGATGGCTTTGGGTGGGGTATTGGCCGGAGCTATTGGGAGCGGTACGCTCAGGAGCTTCAAGAAGAAGGGCAAGTATCGACTGAGGCCAAAGAGGGAGAAGGGACTTCTTGCCCTGCAAAAGAGATGGATGCCCGGAACCCTTCCTCATGTTGCAGCCGTCAAAACAGTGATGGATTTAAGTGTAGCTGACCTCACTGCTCTTCAAAGAAAAATGACAATCATGACTCAGGCGGCTGGTGATACTACTCATTCCCATCAGATGAGTAGCCTAGACGCCCTCGAAGCCACCGGCGAGATTCTGATGGACGAGAAGTTCTGGGGCGATGTGCGTCTTCATTACGGAGCAGAGGCACCGGAGAGGATCGCTCGTCATGACAGGATGCCTCTGACCGAAGCGGTGAGCGATGACATTGTACCCCCCATTGAGAAGCTTGGTGAGTACGGAATTATCCCCAAGATGAAGACGGCAGCGGAATTTGAGAAGTCCTTCGCAGATGCCAAGAGCTACATACTTGATAAGATGCATCAGTACACCTCGTTGGCTGACTCCAAGGGTATTGTTGAGGATGAAGCATTAATCTTCAAGCGCATGTTCAAGGAAGAGTCAGATCGATTTGATGATGAGCTTCTGGCCTACAACAACTCGATGACCAAGCTTAAGCAAGAGGGAGATCAACTGACCGGGCACGAGCTTCAAAATCTGATGCGCCAGCAGGAATACAGAGATGTCCTTGAGGTTGCCAAGAACCAAGCGGAAGACCTACTTCATAAAAGCGAAAGAATAAGCAAAGATTTTTTGACCAGTGATGACGCCAAGGTGTTGGCTGAATCTGTTGATGACATGATCGAGGTTTTACCTGCAGAAGACTGGGCGAAGCTTGGCCTTTATTTCGATAGAGAGAGTTTAACCCTGTTCCCGTTGGTTGATGGAGTTCCTCTAATGAAGGTTCCCATTAAGACCGGGAAGGAGATGGTGGAGTTTGTCCGAAACGAGCAGCACGCTCTGGCTCCATTGGAAAGGGTAGCCGTCAAGGAAGCCAAAGATCTGAAGGCTGCAACTACGGCTCAGTTTAAAGAGGCCAAAGACGAGATGGCGCTGGAGTTGGTTGATGTCCAGCATAAGGTCAACATACAGACTGAACCCCTTAAGGTAGACACAGCAATTTTAAGCCATAAGATTGCTCATGTGAATGCAGCATTGCTTAAGGCCAAGGGACAGCTTGCTGAAGTTCCCACTGCTGCCGCTACTGTAAGAGCTATCAACAAGACGGTGGACACGACACTTAATGCAATCGAAGACCGCATAACTCTACTCCAAGCGGCCAAGCGCGGAGACAAGGGTACACGGAACAAGGCTCTTCCCGAACTCGCCGCTAATGCGTGGGAGGCACCGAAGGGACAGAAGACAAGTCCCGGTATGACGGTTGCCTCCACACAGATTAGAGAACTCAGGCAGGAGATAAAGAAAATAAGGAGGGATAAGAAGGCCACTGTCGGAGAGATCCGGGAGATGGTTCCCGCAGAGGCGCAGAATGTTGAAGCTCTCACCGAACTGAAGAAGGCCCTTATAGTTGAACGTGACCTGAGCAAGACCAAGGCAGGAAAAATAGCAGAGGAGGCCAAGGCTGGCGAGAAGGGTATCACGGCGCTCAAGGAGAAGAGGGCACGACTGCGCGAAGGAGACTTGTTGCCTGAAGAGATGGAGCAGCTATTTCCAGAGATGGGTAAAACTGCGATATCGGAACGCTCAAGAATAAACCCAGCAGATATTATTCGGAAGCGTTCTAGAACTATGCGCGGCCTAGACACAACGCCAACGAGGCGTGCTCTTTCCCTCATGCAGCAGATTAAGAGGGGCAACCGCGCCAGATTCCAGACCATTAAAAAAGAGCTTTCAGAGACAGCTCCTATCTTCGAGATAGAGAGGGACATGCCAGCAGCCGAATTTCTTATAGATAAAAAGTACATTGCCTCTCAAATGCGTGAGACAGCAGCCAAGCTATCCCAAGGCAGAATAATCCCTCACCTGAACGAGGCAGAGAAAAAGACTTATGAGTACCTGATGAGTCAGGCCGATCGCTTTGATTCGTTACTCGTGGCCGGATTTGATGAAGCTACCATTTTACGGCAATATGTAGATACGCTTATCCCATACGATAAAGCCGGAAAGGTTGAACTGGGGGATGTTCAATTGAAAGCCCTTCATGATATTAGGACGAATATCAAAAAGGAAATTGATAGTAAAATGCGAAAGGTATTCACACAGAGCAATCCGGAATGGCGCCCACCTCCTCCCCTCAAGGACGAGCTTGGGGCCAACATCGTCTACCCTGCGGGATCTCATGAAGCGCGAATCCTGTCCCGAAACGCTGCAGCCGAAGCGAAGGCTGATGGCCTTGTTAATGATTGGGCCAACTTTAATAAGATGTACGGCGTGATGCATATCCTAGCCGATGGGGCTTCGGAGAAATCTAAAAAGGTTATTGCCGATCGAATGACTCTGCGTAACCCTTGGCTATGGGGAACCCTTATTGGCGTGGGCGCTGGTGTTAATGCTCATGCTGCCCAGTACCTCACTGGAGCAATTGGATTAAATATGTTTAATTCTTTTGGCTATCAGATTGCCGCTCAGTGGGGAAAGATGAAGGGTCAGCAAGCCTCTTTCCGGAGAGCCGTTAAATCTACGGAGAGATCTATGGATGATGCGGTGGACTCCTTGTTCAATCCCAAGAAGCTCCTGAAGAAGACGGTTCGTTATCAGGCATACTTAGCAGCAAGACCGGATCTGGAGGAATAGGGTGGCTACATTCGACAAAAGCACGGAGGAATTTCGCCAGCGGCGGGATGAGATAAATGGTGCCTATGAGAATCCAGACCTTGTGGCGGAATCAATCCACGACAAGTTTAGAGATTTAACTAATGCAAATCCATTTGTAGGAACCGCACTTGCCGAACGCGCCACCAACACCCTCACCTACCTAAAGGAGATCATGCCTCCGACAGTAGAGAAGAAAGGCCCATTCTCAAGAGAGGTTCTTCCTGCGGGAATGCAGATGGCTGAGTTCAATCGAAACTATGAAGTGGCCTATGACCCTCGCGAGTATTTTGAATCCGTTGAGCGCGGAGATGTCACCAGAGGAATGACTCAGACTTTCAATAGGGTGTGGCCTGAATTGGCTATGAACTTTAAAGAGGAGTTCTTGGACAGGCTTGGCGATGATGAGAATTTAGATATGCCATTCAATACCAAGGTGAACATGTCGATGGCTCTGGGAATAGACGCCGACCCGCTTCTGGCCGCGCAGTTCGTCCTCCCTCTTCAGCAGGTCATTGCTCAGGCAACAAACGAAGAGGCGGCTCAAAAAGAAGGTGGCGCGGTAAAGCCAACAATGACTGGATTAAGTAAGATCGATATGGCACAAATGACGAGGACGGCATCACAAACTGTATTAGAACAACCCAAGCCTTGGAAATAGGCAAAGCATAAGGAGATAACAATGGCAGAAAATATAACCAACTCGCCCACCCCATCGCTCCCCTATAAGGGCGCGGATTATCGGGCGCAAAGCATCGTTGATGTTCTGACTCCAGTAGGAATTCAGGCATCACAAACATCAGAGATTTTTTCAGTACGTGGAAAAGACCGTATGACAGTTTTCGCGGCTTACACTCACAATGCCAGTGCGTGTACCGCAGTAAACATGACACTGGAAGTATGCGTTGATGACGGGGATACCTTCTTCTTTGTGCAGAACGATGATTCGGTTACAACGCCTCCGGGCCACACCCTTGCAACCGCAGTCTGGGTTCACGCTGTTACCGGAGATACGGACTTTGCGTTTGATATTCCCGTAAACGCTAGGTGGGCAAGACTACTCGCTATTGGCACTGGAGCTGATAACACTGAGACTCTTGGCCTTAGTGTATGCCTCGCTGTTGATGGGGGAATAGGTAGGTAATGATATGCCTGAGTTGTTTGCCTCGTGGGGCAAGATATTGGCGGTTATCGTGACCACTGCCTCCTTTATGGCGGTGGCCTCACCTTGCAGTACCGGATACAAGTTTGTGGATAAGTCCGTTCATGCGGGAATCCACCAAGAGCTAGACAGCCGTCTGAGGTCGATGGAAGTAAGACAGGCCGATATACATGATGATGTTAAACTAATATTAGATCATATTTTGAGGAGTGAGTGATGGCTACGAAGAAGACAAAGAAGTCAAAAGCTAAATCTAATCTTGAAAAGATGAGAGCCGAAAGGCGTGCTGGTCAGGCTAAGGCAATACAGGATTATGGCAAAGCTCAACTCGCGAAGACCCGCAAGGCTCATAAGGCTGCCCAGAAGTCCACCAAAGGGGCATCAGATTTGCGGCGCAGAAAGCAGCACGATCTTGAGCACCATTCCGTGGCTACCTCCAGAGGAAGCAAGGCGGCTGAAAAGAAAAAGCTTCTGACTGAGGATGTTAAGCGCAAGCCCATCGTGAAGAAGTACAAGAAGCCAGTGCGACGAGGGCCCTATGAGAGATATCTTAAGTCACAG